CGCATACGTTCCCGGTTGCAGGAACGACGAGAACAACGACTCGAGACGAACGAAGTAGGCGCGGAGCGTGTAATCGACGAACGCACGACCCTGCACCTCAATGCCGGTTCCCCAGCTTGTCGTGCGATCGATGATGCCCAACAGGTGCGGGGGAATGCCGAGCAAGGTCGCGATCTCGCCACGCTGAAACTCGCGCGACTGCAAGAACTGAGAATCCTCAGGCGTCAACGAAATCGGTGTGTACTTCGCACCACCACCGATAACGATCGGCAACGACGAACGCCCAACACCCGCATGGTTCTGGATGAACTGCTCAGCAGTCGCCTTCACTTCATCCTGGGTCAGAGGCACATCGGTCGAGATAATGCCCGTCGACATGATGCCGTTCTTGAAGAACGACCCCGAAACCTCATCCAGAGCAATACCCAGACCGATAGCGTTGCGGCAATACTCAACGATGCCCATGCCCTTGACATCGTTCGGGAGCATGTTCGACGCAACATGCCACATCAACGCCGTGTCGCGCAGCTCACCGTTCACCGTGTACTGGCGGAACCCATACGCATCCCACGTCACAGCAACCTGATCCGGGTTCAGTATCCGCCACTTGTTCGCGGTCCCAGAACGATCAAAACCAACCGCGATCCCATACGCATTACCGCGCAGAATCAGCGACGTCACAATCTGCCCAAGACCCTGCTGCAGATTGAAATCCATGAACGGGTCAATGAGCTGCACCGGCTTGTTCACAACCGGGATACGCAACCCAGACGGGTCCTGCGTGAACCCCTGCAACGGCGTCAACGACACCGCATCCGAGATAATCCGCACGCCCGCAAAGAAATCGATGACCGACAGTGCGGCACGATCATTGACCGTCACACCCGAGCTCGACCCGCGACCAGCACCCCACCTGTACGGGGTCAACGCGGACGGATCAAACGCTTGCCTGGCCTCGAGTGCACGACGGAGGACGCTCACCGCTTACCCCCGAGATTGTAGGAAACAAAAACCAGATACGCGGCAACCGGAATCAACGCCCACCAAACCGAACCAGTCAAACCCCACACCACAAGAGCAAGGACAGTCACACCCATCGCCTCAAGCACGTAAGACAAGATCCGCTCAATCATCAGAAGACGGCACCAAATCGTTGAGGTTCGCCAAGAAGAACTCCTTTTTCGGCTTCTCCGGGGTCAAACCCCAAACAGCCAACGCAGCCCCCTCAAGGGGATCGATAGGCACACCAGAGTCCCGGCGAGCAAAAACCTGACCATCACCGACCTTGCGCCACTTCACCCGAGCGGCAGCAGTCGACAAGGCCGCATCGCCGCGATGGGCGAACCGTCCGTAACGAACCTCATCAACCAGCACTGCACACGCCGCCTTGTACGCAGCCGTGTCCACAACACGAACCGGAAGACCAGCCGACCCAAGCGCAGGCAACATCGTTCCGGCAGGCCCAGACTGATCAACAGCAACCGACCCAATACGCCGACGACTAGCAACATCCGCCAGATACGGCAGAACCCAATCCGTCCCAGAACGACGAACAACATCCACCGCAGAACGATCGCCAACCCGCCAAGACCAAACCACAGACGACCACTCACGATCCGGCGACATCGCCAGCCCGGCAGACAAAGCCGAGTCGGAAACCGTCAAATGCGGATCAAACGCAGAACCCCACTCAGCAGCAGGAATGACCGAGTTAGACAACGCCAGGTCATCCCAAATGCCCAACGCCTCACGCTTGAACGAATCCTCATCGGTCAAGTTCTCCCGCATCCGCTCCATCGACTCCACAGGAGTCCGAGCAGGAAACGACGGATTAGCTTTCGCCCAAGCCTTCCGGTCATCAACATGCGCATCGTCATCCGCCGAAAACTCGACGTAAACCATGTTCTTCGCTTTTCCCGACAAAGCCTTGTTGCGCCGGTTGGTGAACTCCTCACCCGGATCATTCGGACGAGGCGGCGTACCCATGAAGAACAACAACGCACCGGTCGGCTGCCGCGACTGGTTCGCGGCCGGAACCATATCCTCGAGAGCCTTCTCCGTCAGAATCTGGCCCTCGTCGAACACCTCGACATCGACCTCATCAAAACCACGACCGAAGCCCTGCTCCCGAGCCCCGAACATAATCACCGACCCGTTCAGAAAACGGATCTCCTGCTCGCCATTCGTATTACGCGGATCCAACATGAACGGCTTGATCTTCTTCCGCGAAGTCATGCCCTTCAACGAACCAAACGTCTTAGTCGCCGTCCGAGTCCGATGCGCCGACCAAAGAACCGTCAACCCCGGCGTCAGGATGCACAACGCGATCACGATCATCCCGATCAGGAACGTCTTCCCAACCTGACGCGGAATCGACAAAACAACCCCGCCGACCGTGGCCGCATACTTCCCATCAGCACGCTTACCCAAAGCGATCGACCCGATACCGTGCTGCCAGGCATCAAAGGTCACACCGACCTCAGCACACTGAGCAACCACCCGAGGCCAAGCAGTCGTCACAATCCCCTCAGGGATCACAACATGCCGAGCAACCTCAGATAGCTTCGGCGTTGAATGGCTGGTCGGTGACTTCGGCGCGGGAATCTCCGGCCTCCTTGGCGTCAATCGCCTCAATCTCGTTCGCGATCGCCATCAACCGAATCGTCAAAGACGCCAAATCACGAGCCGGCGTGTTCTTGTCCTCAACCGCCGCAGCAACCCGAGCCCGAGTCGCCACCAACAGTTCACGCCGCGTCCCATGATCCGCAGCCTCAGTAATCGACTTCGGGTCAGCCCGCTCATCCACACCAACCGCACGCAACTTCGCAACCACAAGATCACGACCTTTGGGAAAACGACGGAGGGAGATTTTTTCTGCTGGCGGGTCCGCAGCATGTTGAGACTGCAGAGATTTGACGCGCCCCTACCAGTCGAGTGGTCTTGTCTTCGGCATCGTCTTGTTGCCGCGTGACTGGTTGTGGGTTAGGTGCATGGCTTGAAGGTTGCTGATGTGCCACAGTCGGACGTCGCCTGGTTGGAGCATTGACTTGGGCACTATGTGGTCGGCTGACCATGACAGCGGGTGTGGGTATTTGAGTTGCATGTCGATTGGTTGGCGGCAGTCGGGTGCGTGGCAGATGTGATCCCATTTGCGTAGCTCGAGGCGTGCTGCTCGGTAGCGTGGGTCTGAGTAAGCGGGGTGGCCTTTGGGTTTCTTGCCGCCCACTATCGAACCTCTATTCGATGGCGTGTGATGTGGTGTTGCGCTGCGGCCTTCAGCGCCCGTGTAACGAGTTGGGACCCCTTGGTGTCACTGTGACCCGTGGGCGCTTTCCTGTACTGCTGGCGGTACTGTTTCGAACGTGTGTGCTATGCCTGATCGTTGTCGATGAGTGCGAGTGCCATGTGCGCGGCTTCGATGGTGGCTTCACGTTCGGTATCGGTGAGGTCAGCCGGCGTCAGTGGTTGCATGTTCTGTCTCCGGTTCACCGATGGATGCTTGACGCGCGTATGCCTTCAACGCTTCCCATTCGTTGCCGGTGAGCTTGTCCTGTAGCGGCACGAAGTGGATGGGCTTGGGCGGGTAGTCGGCGCGATCGAACTCTTTGTCGAGTTCGGCTGGTACGTCGCGCGCTTCGGGAACCCATGCCGGGTCGGTCATCGTAGGTGTAGCTCCAAGTCGTTGAGGATCTCGGATAGTTCGGGGTCGGTTTCGCGCCAGAGTTCGATTTGGCGGAGTGTGTCGTCGCGTTTGTGGACGAGCGCACTGATGGCCTCGAGCAGTTGGTCTTCGCGTTTGCCGACGTCAACCACGGAGCAGTTTCTTGAGGTCGCGGTCGGTGAGTGTGAGTTGGTCTTCAACGATGCGGAAGCCAGCGACCCAGATGCCGAGGATGATGGCGAGTGGGATGGTGTGCCAGCCTGCGGTCATGCATGCGATGAGGGCAGCAGTTTGCAGTGTGGTAGTGATGATGCGACGTTGCATACGTCACCGCCTGCGCGATTGGTGTGGGGAAGTAGGTGAGCAGTTTTGGCGACGTGCTCAGGTCCCTAGGTGCGGCGCTGACTTCCTAGGAACAGCGCTGCGTGGAGCTCAGCGGTTACGATCCGCTATAACGATGTAACCTTTTTGTGACATCGGGAAGATGTCACGTTTCTGTTACATCGACTCGACCAAATCGAGCCCCTAAATCCCGTGGGCGCTGCCGGGATAACGCAGACGTGTTCAGTTGAGCCTCCATGCAGCGAGCAACTTGGAGGACTTCGATTGGTTGCACGGCGGACAGGCCGGCACCAGATTTCCGACACCGTGCGAGCCGCCCTTAGCTACGGGAACGACATGATCCCAATGGATCTCGTTCAGTCGTTTTCCGCAGTAGGCACAGCGGCCGTCGAACCTGATCAGGGTGCGTCTCAGGTCACGTTCGGTGACCAGATACGAGCCGTTCCCCAGGATTCGAGCGCGGCGCGATGCTGCGTTGAGTCGGCCCAGTTCACGCGAACGCTCACCGTTGCGTCGGTACCAATCGCGGACGTGCGCTGAGTACCTATCGCGATGCACGGCGCGGTATTCAGCCTCTCGCTGTCGGGTTTGATTTCGATGGCGCATCCCGTAGTCGCGGGCAAGTTCGCGCGCCCGTTCCAGATGATCATGCTTCCATGCCTTGCTGCGCGCGATCCACGCATCACGGTCGGCCCGATACCTAGCCGACGCTCGAGCCTTCTCTGCGGATGCCTTGCACTCAGGCGAGCAGATCGATCTATGTCTCGGTGGAAGTTCGCCACCACATACCCGACAGATCACAGCACCGTCAAACTGCTCAGATCGAATCCCTGGTCGGTGATGTCGAATACCAGTAATCCGGGGTCTGAGTCGTCGCCCTTGATGTTCCGAAACCAGTCCGACCCGTTGTCGACGGTAGGGGCTTGAAGGAACCACTTCGAACGGCCCGTGTACGGATTGCGCCCGGTCGGTTCCACGCGGAGGCAGTGATAGTGAGCTCCGACAAGTACGTCAGCAGCGCCTACCGGCTGGCCGCCATGGATTTGGCCGGCCCACCATTCGATCGCTTTGCGCTGTCCGTACTGGTTCCCGTGGACAAGGCCGATGACCGTTCCGTCGACGTCGATCGTCACAGACTCGTCGTACTGAGCCGGGAAGGTCCAAGACACGTCAAGATTGGCCGCATGCGCGACCTTCTCAACCTGCTTGTGAACGAAGATGCCTAGGTCGTCGCCCGGGCGACCTAGGTTTGTCTTACCCCTTCGCCACGCAGTGTGATTCGAGGGCACTGACACCACGTCAACGTGACCGTGGCGATGCATCAACTCAACGAAGCTGTAGACCTCTGTGCCAGCCAAGTCCATCTGCTGCGCGAGGCTGAGATCGTTCGTGAATGCCGGGTTTCCACCGGACTCGAATCCCTCGAAGAGATCGCCGCCCTCGAGCAGCACTGTCTTGGCGGGTTTGCGTTGTGAGAGCAACGAGGTCAACTTCGCCCGCTTCTCGACCAGCCGGTCGATCAACTCGGGCGTCCCACCTCTAGCTCCCACCTTCCCGGCCTGCACATCGGAGAGGACAACCACCGTCGTGTGGCCGCTCAAGGCTGGCTTCAGTTGTTGACGCGGTTTCCTGCTCGCGGCTGCGTACAGCGCGGGAAGATTCAGGGATGCAGATTTTGGCCGATGCGAGAACCGGTACGAGACGCGCCATGTGCCGTCCGGTTGCTGCTTCTGCCATTGCATGATGTTGCCGACGATCTCGATGGTGTCGGGGTCGTAGCCAACTTCGCGGAGGATGTCTTCGTCTTTGTCGACGGGTTTGATGAGACCGGTGACGGTCTCACCTTCGTCGCCATTGAGAACACGGCGAGCTCGCCACTCTTCGGGAATGTCGCGTCCCGTGAGCGCGTCAGCCACGGTCACAGTTGCACTCATGCTTCCTGTGACGTGCGACGGTTCCTCCGCCGATCTTGTGGCCTTCCGAGTACAGCGCCCTGCTGATGTCGGTGGCGTACATGTCGGACTCGAGTGCGTTGATGAGCGCTTTGCGGTCGATATCGTCGAGCTGTTCGATCAGGGTTCCGACACCACATCTGGTGCCTTTCCCGACTGGTTTCTGTGCCGCTAGGGCGGCTGCGAGCGATGACATTTCGGGTTTGCTCCGATCCCGGCCCACGCAAAAGGCCCCCGAACAATGTCGAGAGCCTTGGGTGTGATTCCGGCGCTTGGGTGCAATGCACCACAATCAATAAGGATTATCCAGGTTGTCCAGGTACTTGTCAAGTCCCAATCTTGCGGCGGGTGGTTGTTTCCTTCTCGACCAGTAACAGGTCAGGCAGAAACAACCACATTTCCCTCCCCGGCCTCATCGTCCGAACCTTCCCCTGCGCCACCCATGAGTAGATAGTCGACCGCGATCTGTTGACTCTCGAGGGCGCTTCTCGGACGTTTACCCAGTTTTCGAGCTCGCTCATCTTTCTCCTTTTGCTCGGCCTCGGTCAGCAGAGCCATCCGAGTGAACATCACTTCATCGACAACGGCACGGCATGTCTTCTCGGTGCATTTCACAACCGAATCGATCAACCGTTCACCGATGAACCTGGGCGGGTAGTAACGCAGCGTCGTGCCCTGACAGGCCAGGCATCGGAAGTACTTCACCGCGTGAGCACGGTCTGACATGGGCCAGCGCGCCATCGCCGTTTCGACTTCTTGTGTGAGCTGCAACGCGAACTCGAATCCGACCGCGGCCACGTTCTCAAGGGTCGGCCACTGCTGAATCTCGGTCAGAAGTGCGGTGATCTCTTCTGCCGCCAGCCACGTATCGGGGACACCGATTGGCATGTCGACGCGATGTCCACGGTGGGTGAACCATTCGTCAGGGTCAGCGCCGATCTTCACGTAGCCGGCGACACGTAGCCAGGGAACATACTGGCGGGCGTTGTAGACGGCAGCGCGGAACCTGTCGAACTCCGCAGCCGTGAGTAGTCCGACGTTGCCCTCGATTTCGTCGCTCAAAAGGGTGTCTCCGAGTCGTTGTAGTTGCCGGGTGTGACCCACGTGTCATCATTCGCGGGCGTCGTGCTCGAGGTCGTGGAACGTGACGAACCCGCGTAGTCGGCCTTGGTGACCTGCGCTGTCGCATACCGGAGCGATGGGCCGATCTCGTCGACCTCGAGCTCGATGCTGGTGCGCTTCTCGCCTTCCTTCGTCTCGTAGGACCGCTGCTTCAATCGGCCGGTCGCAACGACGCGGCTGCCCTTCGTCAGGCTGCCGGCGACGTGTTCAGCGAACTCACGCCAACACGACGCACGGAGGAACAACGCATCACCGTCCTTCCAATCGTTCGCCTGCTTGTCGAACTGCTTCGGGGTCGATGCGATGGTGAAGTTCGCCACCGCCAGACCACCTTGCGTGTATCGGAGTTCGGGGTCTGCGGTGAGGTTGCCCACCACCGTGATGATCGTTTCGCCGCTCATGCTGCGTTCTCCTTCTGGGTCATTCGTTTCCGTGGTTGGGTAAGCCTGAGACGCACAAGTTCCCGATGAGCCGTCGTAACCTTGATGCCCATCTCCTGAGCGATCTCGGCTTCTGACAGCCCGCGCGAATGCAACTGCCGCAACCGGGACTCACGCTTAGACGTGCGCGATGCGTACAACTCGGCAGCTAGCTCGGCTAGCCGGTCGGGTTCGGTTCTCCCGATGGTTCGCATGATCGAGTTAGCTATGACGTCTTGGACCGTGATTCCTTTTACGGCGGCGATGGATGCGAGGCGTCCCCATACCCAGTCCGGCATTGCGATTGTTTCGACTCGGTTCATGTGATCTCGATTCCGCAGAGGACGCAGTAGCCGTGGATGTCTGGCTTGTGTTTGTGTCCGTCGTTCGGTTCTGGGTAGCGGGGTGTTACGTGCCCGCTGGTTGTTGGCTTCTTCTTTGCTTCGGCTTGTGCCGCTTCGAATGCGAGTCGTGCGGTTCTGCATGGTCCGCAGTTCTCTTCGGTTCCTCCGGGGTGGCGCGTGCACCACGGCTGGTTATCCACAGGTTTCGACTTGTCTGCCCCGCCCTTTAGTTCTTTAAGTGGTCGGGTCGGGTCGGGTCGGGTCGGGTCGGGTCGGGATAGAGGGGACAAGGCCGGGACATCGGTAGACGTTTGCAGGGTTTTTTGGGCCTTCGATTCGCGCCAAGATTTCTTGCGAGCTGCTTCTTGCGCGCGTGCCGTCTCAACTTGTTCGCGTGTGATCTGCCACTTCGACCAGTTTCGGAACCTGTATCCGTTCTTCCCGACACGAGTCCAGAGCTTCGCCACGACCAGTGCGTCAGCTAGCGCGGTCGTTCCGCCCCACGTCTTGAGCATCGTGATCGGCACGTAGCCGTCCTTCAACTGGTCGGACGACCACGCGCCGGCCAAGCACCAGAGACCGACAGCAGCGGCTCTTTTAGATGGTGTGATCGACATGACCTCCACCGATGAGTGGAACTTGTCGTCGACCTTGAACCATGTCATTGCGCCTTCAGTTCGTTGTACCGGGCGCGGATCTTGGCGAGTGTCGATTCGGGCGCTCCGGCGTCGGCGGCTGCTTTCCCGAGCGCGGTCACGTTGGCGATGTCGTTGCCTGCCTTCACGAGTTCTGCCCCCCAGTCGCGTCCGAGTACAACGGCCTCGGCTAGTGGCTTGACCGTGAAGTCCTTCCGCTTTCCGCGTGAGACGGTCAGGGCGAGGGTCACCGGGCCTGCGATGTGGGAAGCGTGGCTGATTTCGATTCCGCCCACGCGGTCTTTGCCGAATGTGATGTCGGGGTTGCGGTAGAGGGTGAGTTTGCGGCCGGCGTAGGTCGTTGCTTCCGGCCCCCAGCATTGGACGATGATCCGTCGCATCGACTTCGAGGGCCGGTATGAGCGGTCGGGGAACTCGACGAGGTTGAAGAAGAACGGCTGCTCGGCGTTGCCCTTGCTGACTTCGCTGATGGTGACGGTGATGGGACCGGCGATTAGATCATCCGCGTTGACTTGGGCGCTGTTGGGTACGAGCGATGGGGTCAGATCCATCAGAGTCTCATTTCTTCGTACAGGTCGATGCCGCGTTCGGTTTCGGGGAGTCCGCGTGTGATGTTCTCGTAGCGGGCGATCATGGTGTTTGCGGTTTCTTCGAATGCGGCGGCGGCTTCGAGGATGGCTTCTTGCCAGTGACGGTTGGGGGTGACGCGGATTGTCCACATGGGCATGCCGCCGCACCAGGACACGTAGTCGCACCATTTCCGCCGTGAGACGAGGAGGCCGCATTGGATTTGTGCCATGTTCTCGGGGGGTACTTTGTCGGTGAGGATGGTTTCGAGGTGCTTCTTCTGGCGACGGGACTTCACTTCGATGAGCCCGTCGTCACCAACGAGCCCATCGGGTGAGAACCCCAACTTGAATCCGAACTCGTCACGGACCATGAACCCCACCTGCGTCACGGACTCGATGTGTTCCGAGTAGTGGTCGCGGGCGATGGGTTCGTCGAATGTTCCACGCTCCATGTCGGCGGACACGTAGGTCGGGTCGGTGTAGCCGGTGATCCGTTCAGCGACGAGAAGGTTGGTGAGAGCGCGTGAACTCTCGTTGTGGGCTACTGTTCCGCTCGAGGTGAGTAGGTCGCCTACGACTGATGCGGTGACCATGCCGCGTCTAGCGTCGTGCCATTCGTCGGTGCCTTGTTCGAAGTCGTAGACGTGAAGGGTCATTCGGGTCTCTGTCCTGTGATGAGGGTGATGAGGGTGTCGACATCCATGAGCACCCACTGTTTGCCGGGTGCTGTGACGCCTTTGCGTTTGGCGATGACGATCCCAGCCGCTGCGTCGTCGTTGCCAGCCTCGAGTTCGGCTTCCTTGATCCACTCGGCGGCCTGGATCTTGCCGCCGTAGTCTTTGCACTCGAGGACGATCCGGTTGCCCAGTACACGCAGGCCAGCGATGTCGCCGCGGTCTTTCGCTCCGGTTTTCACGCGGCGGTCGATTCGGTCGTCAACATGCAGCGCGAGGTAGTCGGCAATGTTGCGTTCGTGACTACTTCCGGCTGCTTTCGCTGACGATCTTGAGCGGCTCACCATGCGCCCATTGCGGCGTCGCGGAGTTGGTCGTCGTCGATGCCTACGTAACCTTGTGTGGTGGCGACTGAGGCGTGACCCATGAGGCGCTGAAGGGCTAGGAGTTCGCCACCACTCTTGATGACTTGGGTGGCGAACCGATGCCGCAGCTTGTGGCAGGTCACACCGGGAGGCAGGACCTTCGATACGTAGCGGGAGACGGTTGCGGGTGCGATGTGTCCGTTGTCTCGTCCGGGGAACACGTAGCCGGTTCGTTCGTTGCCTTCGCGGTCGACCCGCAGTAGGTCGGCGGTCTCGTCGGAGATTGGTACGAGGCGTGTCTTTGAGCCTTTGCCCACGATGCGGAGTGAGTAACGCCCGGGCAGTCCTTCGATGTCGCGGACGTGGACTTGTGCGATCTCCATGGCCCTAGCACCGATGCGTACTCCGATGATGACCATGAGCTCGACGCGTGGGCTGGCTTTGTCTAGTGCGGCGTTGACAGCCTCGAGGGTGGCCGGCTTCGGTACACCATGCGGGACACGGACTGCCGGCAGATCCTTCGTCGGGTCGTCTGGCAGGAATCCTTTGCGGAATGCGAACCCGAAGTAGCCGGTGAGTGAGCTGCGGACGACACCTTTGGTGTTGGGTGCCCAGCCGGGGTTTCCCATGTAGTCGACGAGGATGTCGTCGGTGATGTCTTCGGCTTCGAGTCCGGGGTGTGCGTTGCGGAGTTTGCGGATTTGGTAGGTGCGTAGTTCGATGGTGCGCGGTGATCTCGTCGCGGCTTTGAGGTATTTCAGGTACGCGGGATCGATTGTGTTCCACGGCATGTGGACTCCTTCAGTTGTTATTCAATTGTCGTATAGCGTGGCTATACGGTCACGTGTCGGTGACTTCGACTCCTTGGATCAGTGTCGTTTCCCCATTGGGGTAGGTGACCTCGAGGATGCCGTTCTTGTCGGGTATTCCGATCTTGTAGTGGCCATCTCCCATGTCAGCGGAAAGAAACCCGCTGAACAGCCAACTCTTTCGCGGCTTGGCGTGTTGTACCCCAAATCCGCCGAGGCTGGTCACGATGCCTCGGTCTTAGTCGGTTAGGTCATGCCACCTCGCAGGCTTTCGATGTATGGCAGCACGCGGGCGGCGTGGTCTTCTTCGGACTCGTCATAGACGGTCGTGGCCTTGCGGGTGCGAATCTCGATCGGCTCGGGGTCAGCGTCGTAGTCGTACTGGAGCCAGTCGTTCGCCTCACCTTCCGCCATGACTGACCTGAAGCGTTCCGTCCAATCCCGCTGGCGCTGCTGTTCATCATCTGAAACGTCCACGTATTCGAGGTGCGAGTGGCGGGCGAGCTTTCCAACGAAGTCAGTACGGCGCAGTTCGGCGTCGACCATTTGACGGGGGATGCTCGCGAGCACCATTGGGATGATGACGTCGTTCTCGCCGATTTCCATCTGGTCTCCTTCGGTCGGGACAGAATGGGTGCATGCTTGGATGTAGCGCCGCTACATATCCGGGTCGACAGACAGTTGCGCCGCTTCATCATCGATCGGGTCGGCGCGCCAGGGTAGCCACCCGCTGCGAGCCCCGGTCTGCGGGTTCATGTAGCAGTAGTCACCGTTGAACCGCGTCAATCGGATGACATCCGTCATCGGTTCTCCGCGATGATCCACCCCGACCGCAGACTCACGCCGTACTCGACAATCTTGCGGCCGACGAGCTGCTCCATCTTGCGGTAGACAACCTTCTCGGGAACATCGGGAAGCATGTCAGCCGGCCAGACGTAGTTTCCCCGGTCGCGCTCTGCCCGCGCGCGACGGATTGCGTCGAGCAACCGTTCGTCAGTCAGGTCTTTGACCTGCATCGGGTCTCCTTTGTCGTATATCGGAACGTGCTGGGCTAGTTGATCGGCGCAAACTGGCCGTGTTCGTAGCCAGCCGCAAAGACCCTGTACGGGTCGTCGGTTGGGTTGCTAGCTTTCCAGCGAGCCCACTCCACCGCGAGGCGTGTCATGCCGTTTTCGACCAGTTCGTACTTCGTGACGATCGTCCAGTCGTAGGCATTGCCACGCTTCCTGGGCTCATCGACGCCCTGCCAATAACAGTCGCCGCTATCGGCGCGCACTGCCTCGATGCGGACGAGCACGCCATCCTTCTTGCGTCGCCAAATCTGTCCACGCTCGACGGTCTGATCCATGCTGTCTCCCTATGCTCAGGTAGTTGTCGGGGCCAGGCGGCTCAGCACGCGGCGGGCATCCTCGATGTCCTGGGGCGTCTCGTAGTCGGTGATGATTCGGTAGTCGAGCTCCTCGAGCAGGTACGCCGGCGTCACCCAGTCCAGTTCGGGATCTCGCAGACTAGACAGGATCGGGTTGTCGTGACTCTTGATCATCAGTCCTCCTTGGACGGTCGCATATCAGGGGATGTGCGGCCATGCTTCACTGCCTGAGACAGCAACGCGACCATCTTCGGAGCATGATCGGCCGACCCGATGTCGAACAGGCTTCCGTTCAGGCGTACGAAGTACCTGTCGGGAGAATCTGGGTAGTGGTCTGGGAAGGCCACGGGGCCGTAGACGTCCAGGTCGACATCGCGCATATCGTGTGCCCACCCCAACATGACCGAAACGCGATCTCGGGGACTGTCGTCTGCCGTCATCTTGCGTGACTCACCGGTCGGGACGCGATCGGAGTCGAACACAAGATCCTCTACACGGTTCATTCGGACTCCTTTTCTGGGACAGAACTTGACCGTTCTTGTCCGTACAAGTACGCCCGAACTTCAAGTAGGGCGTCTCGGTGAGAGTCGAGGCACGAGGCGATGTTCGCGTCGAGCACATCAACCGGCGACACGTTGTATGTGACGTGCTCAAGCTGGAACTGAATCAGGCCGTCAGGCAGTCTGACCAGATAATCCGTGATGTCCGGGTACACCTCGACCTCACTCATTGGCCGGCCCAACACTCTCGCATGCTGGTACTAGCCGAGTGAGGTTTCCCAGGCGCTGGACCCAATCGTTCTTTAGGTACTTCGAGTCGGTGCTGTCCACCCACTGATTAGTACCCAGAAGCTCGATCAAAACCTTTCCGCTGGGAGACGGTTCGTAGTCGCCCACGTAGTAACCGGGAATAGTAGGAAGTTCGTTGAGCGGAGCTGGATCGCAGCCGCAGATCACCCATCCGCTTTCCTGTCGGCGCAGCCTGGCTTCATTCGACGAAAGGTGGCTGTCGATGACCCACTCGACACCTTCGGATGTGGCTCGCGCCCACCAAACCTTGTCTGCCGGCCTGATCTCGATCCCGGCGTAGTACAGCTTCGCTGCCTTCACTTATCTGCCTCCATACGGCTATTCCCACATGCTGCGACACCAGCCTCATAGCCCGCGTGCCACGCGATCCCGAGTGATGCCCAGAAGTGCCAAGGAACTCCGTTCGACTGGTCGATCACATGCTCGGGGATGTTGAGCGTGTCGCCGCCCATAAACTTCCGAAGGGCAGCGACGCCTGCCGCCTCATCCCGTAATCCGTGGTCAGCCATTGGCCTCTCCCGTCGTGCGTGCATTCGCTAGTGCTGGGATAAATCGGTCGTCGAAATCGGGGTGCTCCTCGATGAAGGTGAGCAGCGTGAATGCGTGCCAGGCTACGGCCGCGATGTGCGACGATCCGGTCTCCTCGTCGGTGTCCTCGCCCGCCCACCACGCGGTCAGGTGCCGCTGTAGGGCCGCATAGGACTTCGACCACTCGTAGCCCTTGCGCCACTGGTTGTCGGCGTACTTGCGGGCACCCACGCCATAGTGGCGTGCGAGCTGGGTCAGCGCCGAGATCGGGATGAGATCGAAGCGTTCGTCCTTTGTTCCCTTCTCGCCGCCCGTGCGCGACACGCTGCGAACTTCGGCGCTCATCGCGGGGCCGCTTCCATGAACGCTCCGGGGAATGGCTCGGACGGGATCATGGAGCCGGTCGTGAAGTAGCCGGCGATGATGTCTTCCCAGTTGCCCCAGTCGATCATTCGGCGCTTGTGGGTGTCGCGGTTGTAGGGCTGATCGAAGATGACGTGTTCCCACTCGGGCTCGGCGGCACCGTGGATCTCGGGCTTGTCGTCGATGAGGATGTCGCCGCGAACGAGGGTCTTGTCAGCCGTGATGATGACTCGCGGTCCCCAGTGTGAGCCATAGTGCTTCACGACCCAGTTGAGCTTGTCGCTCGCGCACGTCGGGTTAGACACCCACGGACTCGTGACGATCCGAACGTCATGCCCGGCCTTCACCATGCCCTTGAGCGCTTGCTTCGCACCGGGGATTGGCAGGAGCCGGGAGTAGAAGCCTTCCTCGATCATCACGGCGTCGATCAGCGCACGCTCCGCGTCGGTGCGGCCAGCGTGCAGATCGAAGCCGCGCTGATCCTTGTGCCGGGGAATGCCAGCAGCGCTCTCTCCAAAGCGATCTAGAGACTCACCGTAAGCGTGGCCCCAGTCAGCAATCACGCCGTCCATGTCCACCAGGATTCGCGTCACTTGCTCTCTCCTTCTGGAACTACATCAACGGATGCCGGTACAAACTCTCCGGGGTACTCGCGGCGCAGTCGCTCGATCACCCGTGCGTCACGGTCCTTTTTCTGATCAGCAATGCGGCTGCGCTGTTTCGCCAGGCGCTCCGCATGGGCCTTGATCTTGGCGCGCTCATCATCGGTTGGACGTCGCGCGCCAGTGGCGCTGAGCGTGTAATCGTCGATACCCACCATCGCGCTGTAGCCGATCTTCTCCGCAACCTCTTCAAGCTCACGGATCATCGCCGCGACGGTCGTGTACGAGTCCAGTTCGTAGGTCTGGAAGACGAGGAAGTCCCTGCCGTCCTTCTTGTACTTGACGTTGCCCGACCACCAGGGGCCGAGGGTATCAATCCACTCGCTCACTCTGTCTCCGAACTGTGCGATGTAGGGCTCATACGGTGACCCCGAGAGTTGGTTGCAGGAACCGTGTGCGGAGCGACAGATCGAGGTAGTCGGGATTCAAGTCGATACCGACGTACCGGCGTCCCTCTTGTGTCGCGACCATGCCCGTCGTGCCGGATCCGCTGAACGGGTCAAGCACGACATCTCCCGGCTCGGAGCCAGCCCGCACACACGGGCGCACGAGCTCGGGTGGGTAGACGGCGAAATGGGCTTCCCCGAACGGCTGAGTCGGGATATCCCACACCGTTCGCTTGTTGCGGGTGTCGCCTGATGCCACGGCTCGCATGGTGCCGTTGGTCTTCGCTCCACCGTTCGCCCTGACGCTCCCAGCCTGTGCGGCTACGTCCTGGGCAAGCCGTGCGATAGACGCTGCCGAAAGCGGCTCAGCGATTGCCGCCGCGTCGTAGTTGTAACGCTCGGACTTCGAGAACAGGAACAGGTACTCATGCGACTTAGTGGGACGGTCGGTGACGGACTCGGGCATCGGGTTGGTCTTCGACCAGATGATGTCAGAACGGAGAATCCAACCGTCCTCCTGCAACGCGAACGCTACACGCCAGGGGACGCCGACCAGGTTCTTGCTCGGCAGTCCGTCAACGATGCGAGTCTGTACGCCCTGTCTGTGGTCGGCCACCGCGCGACCGGACATCTCGCCACTTGCGCCCTGGGGTCCACCTCGAGACCCTGTGTAGGAGTCGCCAAGGTTCAGCCAGAGCGTGCCATCGTCGGTGAGCACACGACGCAGCTCGCGGAAGAGTCGCACCATGTGCTCGACGTACTCGCCCACCGTTCCCTCTACCCCGTACTGCCCGGTCTCGCCGTAGTCTCGGAGACCGTAGTAGGGCGGGCTCGTGACGATCGTGCGAACAGACACCGATTCCAAAGCGCGGGCTTCTTCGAGCGCGTCTCCGCAGAGCAGGCGCACGGTGTCGTCTTCGTAGTGGACGCTCACGTTGGCCCTGCATCCTGAGATAGTTCGTCGGGCGTGAACAGGAGGGCGGCTGGTAACAGTTGTCTCGTCCCGGCGTTTACCGCCCACCAAAGTCCCGTCTCGCTGGCGAAGGCCTTGGTCTTCTTGCAGATTCCGCCATCGCGAGACACGATGTGAGCACCTACGGGCAGTGCGTCAAGATCTTCCTGAGTACTGAGGTTCCAGAGCAACATCACTCGCCCGCTTGTTCTGAATCGTGTGATAGTTGCAGGTAGGTGCCCGCGATCTTCGACTCATGGAGTCGTCGCGCTGCTTGCTTCCCGTAGGCCACCAGCACGCTCGGGGCACCGCTGTTCGCTTCCGCGCGCCGACCGTCCGGGTAGTGGAAGTGCAGCCGGCCCCAGATGAACTTGACGGCATCCGCGCGCCGCCAGATCGACTTCACGAAGCCAGCAGTCTCGGTGCGTGCGAACACGAGCGCGACCCCGTTGCCATGATCGGCCAGCTTCTCGAGCCAGTCCCACGCCGCGAACGAATACGGCGGGTTGCACCACACGTAGCCATCCCACTCAGCAGCTAGACCGTCTTCGGGCAGCTCGATCATCCGCTCGGCGGTCGACCAGGGGCGCGGGCTGGGTGCGGCGCAGGGGTCGAGATCGAAGGGGCCGAGTTCGTCGGTGATCTCGCGCGGGGTCAGCCAGGTGGTCGTGTCCGCTCGAGCGCTCTGGTGAGAGCCCATCGCGCCTGTCACGGATTACCTGAATCTGATGATGCTTTGCCATCCGCAGACTCGAAAGCGGCGACCACGAGGGCGAGTGTTTCGTTGATCAGGTCTCGCACGTCCTCGATGTCGGCCCGCGTTGCCTCGTTGAATATCCGGCCCAGGGTGGGCACGCCGTTGTCGTCGAGGTCGACCTCGAAGTAGCCGTACTTCACGACGCGGCCCCATGAGCCGTCCTCGCTGTACAGCGTCACGTCAAGCGGGTCGACCGCGAACACGCCGCCCTTCTCCGCGCCGTGGACTACGAACGATCCTCGGATGCGCGTGTCGGATGTGGCGATGACCCGCTGGTAGCGGCTCATGTCGAATGCGCGTGTCATGGCTTTTCCGTTCCGGCATCGGCTGATTCTTGGATCTGCCATTTCACGTCGCAGGTGCAGTGGTCTGGTTCGATGCACCCGATGACCGTGTGACACCAGTCCGCGTGCTGCGGTTCGGTCTGCGTCATCACTTCGCCTCCTTGGTCGGGTCAGAATGGATGGATGTACGGATACCCGTGAACTCGGCCTTGGGGTGACGCCGATCGAAGGATCTGATGGCATCGAGGACCGCCTGGTCGCCGAATTCGATCCGCGCGTGCATGCGGAGTTCCTGACGGCGCTTCTTGAGTTGGACGACCAGGGCCATGGCGCGCCCTGACCATAAACTAACGACGCTAGAAATGCCCCGCTTGGCCATCTGATTGGCAACGCTGCGATGCATCTTGCTCACGATCTCTAGGGCCTCCATGAGATCGCGGCGCGCGATCCACTCGGACCACTCGGAGTCATCCCAGATGGCGTCCTTCAACTCGTCGCCGGGTCTGATCCACTCGATCTCTTCATAGCCGAGCGTCACCGTCGTGAACTTCATACTTCCGCCCCGGTCGGGAGTGCTGGCCCTAGGGCGCGGAACGAGGCCGCGCGAGACAGCAAGTTGCGCCGGGTGTAACCATCCCAGTGCTGGGACTCCTCTTCCAGCACCTCAGCGGCGGTCAGATTGAGCAGTTGGCGCACGAACTCATCGGCCTCATCATTGGTCGCCTGACGCACGTCGATCGGGACGTGAGGGTGCCAGAGGTCGCCTAACTGATTGACGATGTTTAGCGCACGGAAGCTCATATCGATCATGAGGCCGGCCCCAAACTGGAAGATGTTGCGACGGGGTACTTGGCAAGTAGGCGCTCAAGCGTCTTGACCTCCGCAGCCTTCTTGCGCTCCCGCGCTCTCTTGGCGGCAGCAGCCTTCTTGTCGCGGTCCTGCTTGATTCGCGCGAGCTCTTCGTCGGTGCAATAGCGTTCACCTGCGAGGCAGAGATAGTGGCTGCACGAATCCCAGTACTGGTTGTCGTCGGCTATCTGGATCTTCGGTGCGTCGATGAACAGCGGGAGGACTTCGGCAACAGCGGCGGCAAACTCGTCAACGGTGGCGTACTCGGGCAGGCGAGTCACGGTGCCCGTGATGTGCTTGCCGTCCTCGACGCGGTAACTGAACTGATTGGGGAATCTACCCACCGTCTTCCACTCGCTCACGGTGCTACCTCCTTATTGCGACATGTTGCGACGGTCATTTGATGACCCCGCAGAGATTGAGAATCCCAGCGACGAAATCGAAGATGCTCACGGCCCAGACGACGAGTGATCCCGCCGCCGCGCAGATCGTCTTTCCGGCACGACGCCGTGTTCTCTCCGGGCGTCCAAACTTGCGGAACGTTTACGCCCGTGAGTCGTCCGAGCTTGTCAATGCGGAATGACCGCGCGCCCGTGAGCACTCCGGCCGCGAAGTCGAGGCCGGAGAACTCGTCATCGTGGGTTGGCATGGAGAAGCTGATGCTCATGCGGGCACCTTCTCGGGCTGCGGGACGCTGATGGGTGCCTCGATCGGCTCCATCTCGATGTGCTTCAACGGTTCTCCGATGTCACCCATGACGGGTTCCTTTCGTGGTGGTAGGGACAAAACTTGACAATTTGGGGCTAGGCGGCGATCGACTGATCGGCCGGCATGAACTCGTCGACCATCGCCTGCTGCTTCGCCGTGAGCCGCAGCCCGTACACGAGCTCGATGCGACGCAAGGGCTGCTGGATGGACGCGAGGATGTCGTTGCGCTCCTTCACGCAACCCGCGCAACGCATCCGGGGCGCTGAAGACTTAGTGGCGTAGAGCTTCTGCTCAGTCAACTTGTGACCCCACCGGCACTCGTCCAGCGGCCAGTCCTGCTTGCCGAACTTCTCCTTGCGCGCGTTGTTCTGCGTCCGCGTCAGCAGGCGCAGGTGCTGCGGGTTGATGCAGGCGTGGTTGAAGCACTTGTGGTCGATTACGAAACCGTCAGGGATCTGGCGACCGTTGTAGAAGACCCAACTCGCCCGGTGTGCCAGAAAGACGTTGACGACCCGCTTGCCCTCGACCCGATGGGACGAACCGAGCATCACGTAGCCCTTGACGTTCGACTTGTAGCCGCTGATCCAGCACCCGTTCTCGTCAACCGTGTAACGGCTCGTCGCACGCTCCTGGATGTTCTCGGGGATCGGAAGGTTCTTGTGGTAGCTCACGATTTGACTTCTTCCAACTCGAAGTTCCAGAACGTTTGCAACACCCCATCGATCTGCACCCGAGACATCCCCGGCACAAAATGGGGTTTCACGACAACACCACGCTTCGACGGCACGCGCGGCCCACCCTTGAACCAGACCGGGTGCGTGGTTACCTCAGTGCCCTTCTCGAGCATCACGTTTCTGATCCCATCTGCGTCGTTGGTCGTAGTCCCACCGCACCCTCGACCACGGCTTATCCCCGTAGCGGGTGACGATGCCGTGGTCGTGTAGTCCGCCCATGTCGGCGAGCATTCGGTCGATGGTGGTGTTGCCGTGTGCGGCAAGTTCGGCGATCGTTGCGGTGTGATGCTCGATCAGGTAGGCGATGACTGGATTTGTGCGGTGTTCGGCAACCCATTCGGCAACGGTGTCGGTCACTTCAATGCGCCGAGCCGTGCTGCGAGTAGTTCGGCCATGTCGTCGTTCTCGGGCACATAGGGTGTGCCGGCGAGTGCGGACACGGCGGCCATGACTCGTTCGTGGTTGCGGACAGCTTCGTCAGTCGTTGGGGTCGACATCTTGTTCTCCGAGTTCGAGCATGGTCAGTAGGTGGTCCCAGCGGGTGAGGGCACGGTTGATCGCGGCACGAATCCGGTCACGCATCTTCGCCCTCGTCGTTCGTGTGCGAATGAAACTCGCGGTCATGCTCCGCAGCGCCACGATTGGCCCACTGCAACAGCATCGGTTCGCCACCGCCAACACCACAGGGAACGCACCGCCACTCGGCCAGGACTACCTCGATGACTTCGGCGCTCATCGGAGGTTGCCGGTGAGTGCGTGGAGGATGTGGCCGCGCGAGATGACGGCGGTCAGTGCGAGCTCGGACGACAACTCGCTGCGGAGTGTCACGATCGCGGTATCGGTGAGTGCCGGCCAGTTGAAGAAGTGGGCGTTACGTCGATACGCCTCGCACATGTCCTCATCCGACATCGCACCCCGCACGTACAGGGAGAGGATGTGCTGCTTGGCTTGGTCGCGGATATCGCCTTGCGGACCACGCGCCAACACCACCGCATGGGTGAACAGATCATCAGTGATCGTCATACTTGCTGCTCCTTAGAACGAACGAAAATGCCCCGACAGGGATTCGGGCGTCAACCTGTCGGGGCCTGCGGGCTATTGCGTATCCCGCATTGTGCTCGGGCGGGGAGTCGAACCCACACCTACGACCATCCGAGCAACCGGTCCTCCTACTTCTGCTCCCCGTGTGCGCGGATCAGCAGAGCGTGTGGCGCTGACCCCTCGCACGTAACGGGATCGCGTCATAGACCGAAAGTTTTGAGCCCACACCATGCGGTCTCGTTTGCAGCCGGGACATACCGGTCTGACTTTCAGCATTTGCGCCCCTCACCCGGCCACTACACCGAGATCCCAACGCACCATCTATTTTGCGAGCAACGCTTTCTGGAACCGGCAATACCGCCTACTACGGCGGCCCCGAGTGGGGATCGGATTTCGCGATGCTCTATGAAGTTGTGATCCGGGCGAGTGAGGGGATCCTGCTGGGGGAACAGCACCCGCCCGGAAGTAGTTAGAGAGTCGGCCGCTTAGACCAAACCCACGCCAGCAACACCACAAGGGCCACACCGGCATACATCCATGGCGTCATCGCAGACCCGCGATCGTGATACCCGCAGCAACAACCCACAGAAACGCGATAAACCCACCCACGAAATAGCCCAAACACAGCAGAACAGCCAGGGCGAGAATGCCGACGAACAGGCCATCACGAGCGACACGAAACGCGCGGATCACGACGCACGCTCCTCGAGCAGCGCGAAGACGCCATCGGAGGGGAACCGGCGTTGGTTGCCGGCCGTGCGGAAGGACCGGAGTCGGCCTTGCTTCTCCCATTCGCGGATGGTGTCGACGCTGACCCCGAGGAGTCTCGCCGCAGCTCCGGTGCTGAGCGGGGGTGCCTTGTCTGGCTGGGTATCCCTGGGGTTCATAGGTGTCAATCTAGGTATACCTAGTGGCATTGTCAAGCCCTAGTTTTGCTGGGGTACGCGCGCGCAGAAAGGTATTGCGCGCGGCGCGAGGTTTCCCTAGGATTCAGACATGAGCTTGAACGTGACCCGACTGCCGCGACAAGCCCCCAGAATCAAACTGGGGGACAGAACCCGCATCGTCCGCCGAGAGATGAACCTCACCCAAGAACAGTTCGTCGAAGGACTCCGCGCCTACCTGCCCACCCTCGGCCCCAAGTCCTACGCGGCATGGGAAGCCGGCACCAACGAGCCCACAGACAAAGCCGAGGTATGCGAGGCCCTCGAGCTCTACACCGGCCTACCCCGTGAATGGTTCATGGGCTGGGCGGATCACTCGCGCCCCACACCAGGCGGGGAAAGCCAGGCCTTGGATTATGGGGCTGCTGTTTCGTCCCGATCCGGCGAAGTCTTGGCTTTCCCCACACCTGGACTTGACATCAAGACGGCAGCATAGCGTAGTCGTTTCGACCCGAAACAATCTATGACCCTCACTGGGGGGTAGACGACCCGTGGCCCTCTACCTACTCTCAAGCATGGACTGGGAGCAAACGCTCTCGGACTACGCGACTCATCAACGCGCCGCGCGACTCTCAGAAAAGACGATCAGGAACCGTGAAGAGTGCCTACGACTCGTCGCAAGAGTTTCCCGCCGCGGCCCCGACCAGGTAACGCTCAACGACCTCGAGCGGACCCTGGCTAGACGCCACCCCCGAACCGGTCTCCCACTCGCGGCCGGCACGTTGCAGTCCGAGCGCTCATACATGCAGAGCTTCTTCACATGGATGAAGAAGACGAAACGTCGCCGCGATAACCCGGCGAAGGATCTGCCCAAGGTGAAAGTGCCGCGCCGCAAACCGCGACCCCTGCGCCTGGATCAGATCGAAGACGTACTCGACTGCGGCATCTACACGCGTACCCGCGACATCATCCTCATCGCCGCATTCACCGGACTACGCATCGGTGAAGTGGTCAAGATTCGGGGCGAAGACGTCGACCTCCGCGCCATGACCATCAAGTCGATTCGTAAAGGCAACCTCGACTGGGAAGGCACACTCAACACAGCCCTGCTCGACATTGCGAAACGATACCCACGCACCGGTTGGTGGTTCCCGTCCCCCTACGCCAACGAGAAGTTCCCAGACGGCGGCGGCCACATCCTCATGGCGTCCGCATCCGACCGTGTATCGAAGGCCATCCGTGCGGCCGGGATCACGGATACCAGAATCACCGGTCACTCGATCCGACACTACGCCGCTACCGAGATGATCCGCCGTGGTGCATCCATCCGAGCTGTCCAAGAGTTCCTAGGCCACGCATCCCTCGCGACCACTCAGTTGTACGCAGAGGTCACCCTGGACGACATGCGCGCCGCGAACGACGTCCTCCCGACGATCATCGCACCGGCACACGCGAACCGGAAACCACGGACAATCGCCACGTCTGAGATACTGGCCGCTTAGCCCCTGTAGCTCAGTTGGTAGAGCAGCGTCCTTTTAAGTCGCGGGTCCCCGGTTCGAGACCGGGCGGGGGCACTACCGGTGGGTGGGTTGTCCGAGCGAAAGAATCACCGGCCCCAGAACTCCCGCCGCGATCTGCTGACCCGCGTTGTTCGGGTGTGTCGGGTCGTTCACGGGGTCACGTTGGTATCCGGGAAGGAAGCTGCCATCATCCGCACGGATGGCCGCGTAGGGGTCGACGAACGTCCATCCCTTCTGTGTCGCGTGAGTCCTCAGGGCGGCGTTGTAGTCGAGGGTCGCGGCAGCCCACGCGGGAACGTTTGATGGGGCGATGGCTGACACGAGGACGTGCACGCCTGCGGGGGCGGCTGCTGCAAGGCGGTCCCATTGGGTGAGGCAGTTGTGCCAGTCGACGCCTTGTGCGATGTCGTTGGTGCATCCCATTACGACGATGGTGTTGACGGTGGGGATGCCGCGTGCGAGGGCGGTGTCTACGATCTGATCCGACCGCAACCCGACTTGGAATGCGCCGGAGTCGAACGTGATGTGCTTGTCGGTGATGTACACGGTCCACGAGTTCATGGGTGCCCAGCCTGCGGTGATCGAGTCGCCGTATGCGGCGTAGGTGACCGGTGCGATGCGGACTGGGGCGGGCTGTGTGGTGAACGTAGCAGTAGGTGTGAGCGTGTTGGGGGATGCTGTGGCTTCGATTCCTGCGAGCGCCAGAGCGGTTGCGGTGAGGGCTGTGGTGAGTAAGACGAGTCCGATTGTTGCCGGGGTACGCTGCATGGTAGGCCATCCTTGGATTGATCAAGCGTTGGTTAGGGGCCGGCTGGGTGCGTCCACACCTTGCCGGCCCTGCTGGGTAGACAGATTAGTGCATGTGGACGCGAAAAAGCGCCCCGACCCTTTGTGGGGGTCGGGGCGCGTAGTTTCCGAAGCCGCTTCCTACTCGCAGGATTCGCAGCGCAGGTCGTCCATCGGGTCGACGGGGACTTCGTACTGCTCCGGGTCGCCGTTCATTCGCCGGCGACCGTGGGAGGAATGATCGGCAGGGGCGGCGTGCCAATGTCAGCACCGATGACGGGGCTCGAGGTAACCGAGACCGGGACGACAGGGTACGACGGCTGAACGGGCAGCCCAAGGAGCCATCCGAGCTTGGGCCATTTCTTCTCAAGGAGACGCACGGCCGCGTAGTAGGCGAACCCGAACGCGAACGTCAGAACCCCCTCGAGTGCCGGTTCTGACACTCCGGGGATGCTGACATTGATCGAAACGAGCCAGCCGAGGATGAGGCCGGCCATGCCGGGGACCGCAGTTCGGATGAGGGACGCGACGATGGCGTTGAAGGTTTGGGCGGGGGTCTGGTCGGTCATGGTTCCTTCTTCTAGGGGTGGTTGATGATGAGGTAGCCAATACCGCCGATGATCGCGAGGACGGCGGCGGGGATGCCGAGCCAGACCATGAACCATTGGGGGCGGTTCTTTATGAGCCCCTGGGTGACTTGTTTGTTGTCTTTGAGGACTGCGAGCTCGGATGCGTGCTCGGTCAGTGTTTTGCGAAACTCGGCGTGTTCGGCTTCGTGCTGGGTGTTGGCGATGGCTTGGGCGGCTGCGGATGCGACAACGGTGTCCTTGAGGGCACCCATTGTTCCCTCGAGCCGGCCGAGGAGGTAGTTGGTCTGATCCTTCGGTGGGATCTGGCCGATGTCGCTCACGAGAGTTCGATGGTAGCTTTGGTCGGGATCTTGAGCGCCTTGACAGCGGCTTCGATGGCGTCGAGGTCGCTGGCAACATGCGTCAGATCAATCGACGGCCCGGAGGTGCCGCCAGAGATGGCGAGCGGGGTGAGGTAGGCAGCTTTCCATGCTGCATACGTCTTCGCGTCCACGACGTTGAGTGCGCCGTGTGCGTCCTGCCATGATGCGATCAGGCTTGCGGCGCTGGTCTCGAGCCAGTTCGCTGGGGTGCCCGGTGAGTCGCCGGCCAGGGCAACGGTCGGGGTTCCGCCCACGTTGTACAGAGTCGTCATGGTCTTCCTTCGTTTCGGGGACGTAGAGGTGTTGTCGAGGGAGGCGCTAGAAATATCTGCGGGCACAAGGGCGTTGCCCCACTCCCAATGCGGAACGTCATTGCTCACCCAGTGGGTGAAGTGATGCTTGACCGCAATCTGAGCCAGTACCGGCCACGGCGCATTCGAGGCGATATCAACCGCCCGTCCGAACCCGTGACGCGAGAACCCCACCGGGGCCAGCGGCGGGGCGGGTGGGGACGGCAGCAGATTGTGTGCGGCCGGGTGGACGTGCATGTCAACCTGGGTCGCAAGTGATCGGTATCCGCCATCGGGGAGGAATATCGCGAAGGTGTAACCGCGCTGCCTAACCTCATCGCCGCACGCTCGCAGGTCGGGCAGGATCGCAACCGACACCTGGACGCCCTGATAGGTGGTCAGATGCTCGGGTGCGACGTTGCCGTTCGTGTCAGCCATGCGGTGCCCTCAGTTATTGTTGAAGCCGTAGACGCGAATGCTGCCCGTCGCCGTTCCAGCACTAACGGTGAGCAAGAACCCGTCAAACTGGGTCGTCGCGCGCTGGGAGAACCCGTAGTTGAACTTCGTGAGCGCCGCCGCCGTGCCAGGGTTGTTGGTGGAGAAGAAGTCAGCCAGACACAAAGTCGCGACCGCGCGGAACGGAGACCGCACCCTCAGCTCCGCAACACCCAAAGTCGTCGTGTTAGTGATCGCGATCGAAGCGGCGTTCACAACCGGAGTTGCACCAGGGGTCGCGTTGATGGCGGTGATCTCTTCACCGTCGTACCCCGTGACAGTCGCCGTGCCAGCAACCGTGTATTGAATCGTCATCGCGCCCGGACTAGTGGCCGAATCCTGGTCGATAATGACTAGATAGTTGTCGTAGGTGCTGGTGAAGCATCCCTTGACGCTGATGCTGCTCGCTCCGGTGAATGTAACCTTGCCCGATGCGCCCACCGATACGCCCGACCCGACAACACCTGTGGGGATGACGCTGGTTAGACCTTGCGCGTTGACGACGCCGATGATCGCATTGGTGATTGCGGCGGTGATCTTCGCACCAACGGCAACAAGAGACAGGGCCATCTAGGGCACTCCAATGGCCCACGTCAGGTGGGTAACTGCCAGCGGTGAAGCTGGGGCTAGAAGGCGAAGATTCCGTTGTTGAGTCGGGCCGTGGAGTCGGCGTAAACCTCAGGGGCCACACCAACAGCGTGGGCAGCAGCAGACGTCCCGAGCTGCGCCCGAGTGATGGTCAGCGTTTGCACTCCGGCGACCGGGGCAGAACACGCCGTGACTTTCACAACCTCGGAATCGACCAGCAGGTAGTAGTTCACGGCAGACGTTTCAAACAGGGTCACACCGTCAGTCGAGGTGCACAGCATCGAAGTTGCAACATTGGTCAGCGTGGTGCTGATGGTGTTGTTGCCACCGTTCGCGTACAGGTCGGTGTCGTAGATACCTGTCGCCGGTTGGCAGGGTTGCAGGTACAGGGTGAATAGGTCTTGCCCGTCCGGTCCCGAGGTATGGGTTTGGGCTTTGTCGAGCAGCCACCCGTCCCATGTGGTGAATCCGACTACCGTGGAGGGGATGTTGCTGATGCGGATGCGGTCGCCGGGAACCATTGCGAGGAGGTCAGCGGATCTGTCGGTTGGGCACTTGACGTTATCGATCGTCACCGACACGGGGCGGAGGGAGACGTTCTGCCCACGCCACAACCGGTCGGTTCCGAACTCGTACAGGTCGGATGGTCGGTAGACGGCAACGGTGTCGGATGAGTTGTTGGAGCCTGCGCGAGATTGCAATGCAGTCTGGGCTACAGTTTGTGAGCTCCCGTTCGCGCCTGTCACGCTGTCTGACCAGATCAGGTTCGTCGAATCGCGCACCAGATCGATCGTGCCCGACACTTCCTGCTGTGCATCGAACGTGTACGACACCGTGGGCGGTCGTTGCCTGGCACGCACTCGAATCGTCTGCGTGGGCGCTGTCAGGGTGCCGGTGGTTACGCAGTCGATGTAGCCCTGCTCGGTGCGGATGACCGTATTGATGGCGTCTAGGGCTGACTGACCCGTTGTTGCCGCGTTTCCGATTGGGGCGGTGGACAGGTCGCCGGGGAATGCGGCGAATGTGAGTTGCGGGGTGGACTGGTCGATGAGTGTGAGGCGGGCCGCTTCGGTAGTGGTTCCGGCGTCAGCGATGTTCAGGAGCGTGCTGCCGAACATCATCTCCGCGACCACAATGTCGCTCGCGCCGGCCGATGCGTCACCGACCGTGATGGTCGTATTGGCTCCGCCCGAGGAGAAGAAGAGGGCAGTGTCGGTCGCGACGGAGACGCCGTTCACGTACATCGTCCACAGGTTGCCTGCACGGATACCTTGCACAAAGTACTGGACGCCGGGAACGCATGGCGTAGTTGTTGCTATCCACCCAGGAGTGGCGAGAGAGTAGTAGTAAAAGAACCCGTTCTGGACGCCGATCTGTCGGCCCCACAACGAATCCGAGCTCAACGCAAAGTACGTAGTCAGAAGCTTCGTCGACAACACAAGACCCAGTGCGTTAGTCTGCGGCGGCGACGGCTGTTTGGTGAACTGCAAGAAAATCGAACCAGACACTAATGACTGCACCGCCGCAGCAGGAGCCGTGATCTCACACTGGGTGCCAGCCACAAACCCCGACGCTGCAACGCCGAACGTGACGGTCCCGCCCGTCAAACCCACAGCCATAGACGGGTAGCCGTGCAAAACCTCGGCAGCCGAAACCGAACCAGCCGGATCGCTGAACGGGAAATACGCCGACTGCTGCCGCCCAATCGTGTCAGCCAGATCGCCCAAAGTGTTCCGTGACGCAGCACCCAACATGTCATCACAAGTGATCGTGACCGCAGTCCAGTTGTCCTCAGCCAACCCAATCGACAGAATCGCACCCTGACGCAACTGCCCACCAACAGACCAACAAACAGCCATCCGCTCAGTCGGCGTATTCGAATAAGGCGACGACGTATTACCCGGCGTGAACCGGCCGTCATAGTTCTCGAGCGTGAACGTGAACGTCGCAGCCCCAGAATCACGAAACTGATCCGTACGAACCGGCGTCTTCCGAACACCATCAACACCACGCACATAGGACGTGATATCGACAAGGGTCCCGGTACCGTTCAGATCCATCGCAACAAACTGGGGCAGCAGAGGGTTACCCATCACACGCCCAACGCGGCAAGCAGCTCAGCCTTCGAAATCTGCCCATTCCGCAACCCGCCGATAAGGTGCGACGCCAACGCCTTCCCCACATCAGCCGCCGACCCCACATAGAACCCAGGAGGCGCAGCGATCGTGATGTTCAGACCGCCCCCACCGCCAGTCGGCCCTTGTCCGTTCGGAAACACATGCGACCCACCCGGCAGACGAACAACCTCAGGGCCGTTCTCACCCACGACCGAGTACTGCGACTGCATGATGTCGCCACCACCAGCATGGTGAGAATACGCCGTAGCCTGACCCGCATACCGACCAGCTGACGCCGCATTCCCCCGGTCGATCGTCGTCTGCAACGAAGCGTTGTACAGATCGGCGTTCTTCCGCGCGTTCTTCAGCGCCGTGCTCTGGTCATCAACCGAACCATTGACCGCCTGAATCGCCTCACGAGTCGCGGCCTGCTGTTTCGCAAGATCCAGCAACGCCGACTTCGCCTGGTTACCGGACATGCCAGCCGTGTCCAGCGAAGCCTTCTGCGCATCCAACTTCGCTGTGGCAGCAGCGGTTTCCTTGTTCAGTTCCTTCTGCGCGGCAGCATTCCCCAGGGCGGCGTCAACGACAAGCTTCCCGCTGATCCCCAACTTGTTAGCCGCAGCCAAAGCGCCGTCATCGAGCAGGGCCTTGCGCGCAACGTTCTCGACGTTTTTCTCGAGCTCGCCATTCACCCCGCTGAGGGCAGCCGCGTAATCGCTCGTCGCCTTAGTGAGGTCATGTGTTGAACCCAACGCCAGGCCACCAGCAACAGCCGCGAACGCACCGATAGCACCCGCGACGATCCCGATCGGGTTCGCGTCCATCGCGCCGTCAAGCGCAACGGTCTCCGTCGCCAGGCCAGCCGTCGACACGGCAGCGGCATCCGTAGCAGCCGATGCCGCCAATGTGGCCGCCGCCGCAGCGGTCTGCTTCGCCTTGTAGATGTCCAGCACAAGACCGGTTGCCGTGGCGATACCACCAAGCGCCGTGAGCCCGCCACCAACAGGGCCGGCGATCTCTTCCGCGAAGTCTTTGACCTTCGTCTTCACGATGTCAACCTGCGAACCGAAGTTGTTCACAGACGCCTTCGCCTGACCATCCAACTTCTTCGCAAGCTCATCAAGAGCCCGCTTACCCTGCTCAGTCTTCGTACCCACACCATCCATATGGATACCGAACTGAACAAGAGTGCGAGCCCCGGAACCACCCAGAACGCGGTTCACCAACAGTGCCGCATCCGACAAACTGATGTGCTTCGCCGCCGCCAAATCAGTAACGATGCCCATCAAGTTCAGGGCCTTGCCAGTGTCACCCGTCGCCTGCGTAAGAACCTGCAACGCCTGCTTCGTATCAACAGCAGAGTGGTCAAGGTTCTCGTTCTTCTTGACCGCCTTGTCGATGCGCTCCGTGTAATCCGTCGAAGCCGCGCCCGTCGCGGTGATCGCCGCGTTGAGCTGATCGGTCGCCTGAGTAGCCCCCGACCCGAACTGCTGCAAACCGATACCAGCAGTCAGCGCAACACCGCCACCGACCGTCAGCAGCGTCGAAAGGTGCTGCGCCTTCTGCCCGAGCTCGTCAAGTCCAGTGCCGACACCGGAGATGACGTTGCCGAACTCGCCGCCGATGATGCCGCCGACCTTCTGGAACGCTCCACCGATCCGGGCGGTGACCTTCTCCGCTGTCGCAGCAGCACCCGTCATAGTCCGAGACGCGGTGCGGTCCTCGCCCAACAGAATGAACGACAGATTTTGGGAGAGGTTAGCCATCTACGCCTCCGGGGGTCTGCCTAGTTGAACATCGATATAGCGAATGAAACGGTCGAAGTCGGCAACGCTCAACGCATCAACCTGCGCCGGCGTCAGATGGCAGATGTGGGCGAAGTATCCGAGGTAGTCGTCACGTTTTTGGCGGCTCGGCCCGCCTTGGGAGGGTTTGCGAACACCACCGGAATCACATGCAACGCCTTCAGGCGGAAGTTGATCGACAACAGATCCACCGTCTTGCCCTGCTTGTACCGCATGAACCACACCAGGGCTCGAGACGCTTTCGAGTCGGCTTCCTCGATGCCGGTGAGCATCTGGTTGAACGTCATGCCGGTGTTGTTCTCGAACACGAACGAGTCATCCAACATGAGCAAGTCATCATCGAAGATGCCGAGGTCTTCGTCATCAAGAGTGACCGTGAAATAGTTCGGGCGCGTTGCCACCATGCTCCTTCTACTGGTACTTGAAACCGGCGTCCAGGGCAGCTCGAATCGCCATACGTTCCATCGCCTGATCGATACCCGGTTTACGTTCCTGAACTGCGACCATGAAGAACGGACGCGCGGACTGCTTCACCCACGCACCCTTGTTGCCGAACACCGGATGCCGGAACACGGGACCCGATGCACCATCAAACGGGCGCGCATGAGGGGCCTTGTTCTTGTTCGTCTGAATCCGCGCCGAAGCACCCCGAGTGTTGTACCGAACCTGAATCGTCGTCGCGTCAGGAATCCGAGAAGACCACGACGCACGCGACTTCACATCCGACAACACGCCCTCACCCTGAGCACGAATCGCAGCCGTCAGATTCTTGCGAATCGCACGCGCAAACGCCGGCTCGATCGTCTTTAGCTGCGTCGACAGGTTCGTCAGCGCATGCAGACCAAGCGCGTTATTCGCGGCCACTAGACCGCCGCGTCAGTGTTCACCAAAACAGCCTGGATTGCACCGTTCGTCCCATCGTCCAGAACCTCAAGCTGAAGCTTCGGAATCAGAATGTCCGGCCCCGAAACCTCCGGGTCCGTGCCATCGTTCTGGAACGCAACCGGCATGTAGAACTGAAGGTAGATGCCACCAGGTGCGGTGAACTTCAGCAGCAACGCCAACGCCGTGTCAGCGGTGTAGTTCTGGTAGAAGTACGGGGACGAGTACTCGACCTCAGCCTCAAGCGAATACGACCGGTAGTCGTTCTCGATCTGCTCCGACTTCAACGCCGAACCAATACCGAACCGGTCAACCTTCAGCGGGTTCGTACCCTTCAAAGTGAAGGAGCGCACGTTACCGACCGCAACACCACCCGTGTTCGTCCACACACCCGACACAACCGCAGTCGAGCCACCAGCAATCAGCGTTGAGCCGGTCGCGTCATACGAGAAGATCGACGTACCTGCCGTGTACGACGCAGCCTGCAACGCGGCCGGCGACCCATAGTTCACCGCAGACGGCGAGCTCACCACATTGCCAGAAGCGTGCGCATACGCGAGTGCCGGCGACACCGTAAGCGTG